ATTATCTACAAAGTTCTTTTGGACATCCTCATCATTCCAGAGGTTGACTCGGTCAATATCAACTCCACCATCTTCAAGGATGGCGTCAGATATTCCGGTTACGTGAAATGGATTGAGATAAGACTTGGTGAGGGCTACGCCAAGAGATACATCCTTTGTGCGGTTGTACGCAGTCTGGATATCATCAAGCTGAAGTCCTTGCCCATATGGTCCATCTTGATAAAGAGGACTCTCTGGGTCAGTAAGGAGCGCAGCTGTTCCGATAGGACGCTTGACTACTGGGCTGAATACGTATTCTTCTGCCTTGACGGCTGCCTGAAGCAGCGGGTCAAAGGGAATAACAGCTTCTTCTGCGGTGACCTTGGCATACTCAGAAAGACCATCGCGCAGTTTGGAGTTGAGTTCTACGCCCAAATCTCTTTCAAGCTGTGCACCAACACGGCTAGTACCGATTTGTGCACCTGCTCCGGCAACAAGTCCACCTGGACCTGCGCCAAACTGCAGACCTACACCCTTGAGTGGTTCAGTAAAACCTCTAGCAAAAAACCTACCTACGGGTTTTACGACATCAATAACCGGTCCGGTAACGGGTTCAGCAATCTTTGCGCCTTTTACAATGGCATCTTGAACAGGCTTTTGAGAAAGAATAGTTCCGCCAGGCAAGGCACCTATAAGGAGTTCTTTGAACTTATCCCAAAAAGCCATTTAGAACTCCACATAGTCTTGGTCGAAAGTTGAAGGAACGCCACCTTTGACTTCTTGCCCAGTGATTTCCCGAATAAAGTTATCTCTATCTGTTGGCGTCTCCCAGGGAACCATCGAGAGCATAAATGCAATGCCAAAGTTTTCGTAACCTAGCGAGTTACCGAACTTATCTAGATGGTCGAAGAACGTATTCTCCTGCCATCGCATTACATCACCTCTCTAATGAGGGCGTTTATCATTCGCTTGTAAGAGTCAGGAGCCCCTGGCATACGTGCTGCGTTCAGAAGGTCAGGCATATAGCGCTTGACTAGGTCAACATTCTCAATCTGACGAGCATCTTGCTGTAGCGATGGAGGCATAACCTCGCTGCCACGACCAGGACCGAAGTCAACACCGTCTGTAATAGGAAGATACTGCTCTGGCTCAGAGGTGATTGGGCGAGCAGCAGACATCATATCTGCGATTCCACCCATAGCCGGTGCCGGTGCCTGCGATGCTGGGTTAGCTGCACTAGCTGTAGAAGCTACGTTGCCACCTGCGCTCATTTGCTCTGCCAATGCTTTGTTCTCCCCTTGAGGAAACCCTGACGGTCTTAGTTGTGTGGCTTTAGCCACCTTCTCTGCTACATACTTGCCTGATTGCCCATTGCCACCAGTAGCAGAAACACTCGCAGGATTGTTCTGTGGCGCACTTGGCCTAAATCCACCTCGAGCCATTATTTCTCCTCTGGTACATAAGAATATTCTTCAGCCGAGACGAGCATTCCTTTGGCAAGCCAAGGATTCATATTCTCGCTGACGTTAGTCATTAGGTATCTGGTTCCTTCAAAGTCAGACCATTCGCTGACTATGACCCAACCGGTACAAATCTGGTTCTTTGAGTCTTCAAGACTCTCTGCAAGAATGCGTAGAGCTCCCTCTACTGCCTCACCAAAATTGCTCATTTGTATTGCACTTCCTCGTAGAAAGGAGCTGCAGAATATGCGCTCACCTTCGAGGCAATCTCCATAGCCTTCATCGGCTCAGCACCTGCGTACAGGGCTCCTAGGGCAAATGCCCCACCGGAACCAATCGCATAGATGTTGTCTTCGTTCTTCATCACCGACAAGTCCTCGTCGATGTCAAAGAGCTGACCTCCGCAAGCCATCAAGAACTGGAATCGCATTCCGTCTTTCTTGTCCTCGTCGAAGTTGTAACCGTTTTCGGTAAGACACTTGCGAAGAGATGGCATCACTTTGGTAATCATAAAGTGATACGGGTCTTTCTTGGCACTTGCAGTAAACGTAGGTGGAGTCCAGATGTTCTGGGCGATGTCACACGGCGCTACTTCTCCAGCCCCAGCAATCAAGATAGCGCCACGTCGGGCAATCTTCTTCATCACTTGATGGGCATAGATACGCCCCGCGTCATCAACAACCCTGCTATCAGCCACGATAAGGCTTCTGTCAGGATATTCGATGCCGATAATTGTTGTCATCGTCCCCCCCCTCAAGCTATCGTCGTCGAATAGTTCTCACACTTGCGTTTGCTTCTCCTGAGCCAGAGATGCTCGAAAGAAGGCTTAGGATGTCTGGTGCGCCCGCAGCAGGTGGTACTTCTGGACCTGGTGCAGGAAGAGCGCCCTCCGCTGGAGCACCTAAGGGAGCAGGGGACGGTTGCTCAACCATTTCAGCGGCAGCCCCAGCAGAGGGAACTTGTTCTGCAGGAGCGAAGATTTCTTCAATAGCATCTTCCAGAGCCTTGCCCTGTTGACGGGCTTGGATAACTGCAGCAATCTTGCGAACAACATCGGATACGTCTCCGCCTTGTGTAGCCAACGCTGGAATCGCCTGTGTGTAGGCAGTCAGCGAAGTAAGCAAGGCTTGACGCATACTTTCAACTTCAATCTTCTCAAGCTCTTGTGTCACATTGACGGTGAATGGAAGCTCGCGCATAGCGAGGTCCTTGGAGATAAGTCCTCCACCAAGAGCCTGAAGCATAAAGATAAGACCTTGAGCTGGGTTGAGACCAGCAAGCATTCCATAACGAACATCTGCGGAGTAGTCTCCCTTGATGTCCTTGCGTGGGTTGTAGGTAATCTCGTATGGGCTACCTGCATCAACGCCACGAATGGTCTTTGAATCTGGGAAAATCTGCTCATCGACAGCAAAGCAAATCTGGATGACATCGCGCAAAGCGCTAGCGAAGATAGCTTGTGCGCTCTTGACCTGTGTATCGAAGGCACCCATAAGGGCTTGTACACCTTGGCCTGTGACGATAGATGCGTCGATGTTTCCGGTACGGCCTTCTGGGTAACGTGCACCCACGCGCATTTCTTGGTTGAGCAGAGTCTGCTCGGTGAATGCGCCTTGAGGAAGGGTTAGCTCGACACGACGTACACCGGCTGGTGAGTTGGTGCGGATGACCGCATCTCCACCAAGCATAAGCTCTTGCACATCGGATGGCAGAACGATAGGAGCTTGTACGCTCTTCTCGGCTGCTTCCATTGCAAGGAGAGCGAATCGGTTACGTAGGAGCTGGATTCCGATGATGTCGTCGAACTGACCACGCATCTCGCCATCGACAGATGGCTTACGTGCGACAACAATCATCATTCTGCCCATTGGGTTCTTGGCCCTTGAGAGAACCAAGTTATCCTTATCTGGCAAGTAGACAACGGACTGGTCTTTGTCGTAATAGCGAACCAACTCAACCTGTTGAGTCAAGTCCTGCTCGTAGCGAAGCTTTCCAAGCAGTTCATACTCGTACTCAGGAAACATAGAAACGAGTTCGCCCAGCGTCATCGTATAGCGTTTAGCGAAAGCTACGCATCGTCCATAGCGGTCAAAATCCGGGTAAGCACCTATTGGGTTTTCTATGCGGATGCGGGGTAGCTTTGCTTCTTCATCCAGTTCAATTATGAACGGGAGGAACCCATATGTGATGTACCAGTCAGCGCCTTGGTACATTTGGACAGACAAATCAGAGTGAGCAAAATAGTTAGAGGCAATGCGAGTCCTCGTATCAGCAAACTTGCGAGCACGGTCAGAAACCGAATTCGCTGCGTTGCAGTTGACCGCCGGTAGTGGCGCCATAACCTCCGAGAGGTCTCGAGCCACGACATCCACAAAATTAGCAACGACATTTGCATCTACACCATCTGGAAAGAAATCAGGATAGACACTGGCAATCTGCCCTTTACGTACAGCAAGAACGTCGAGGTTGCGTGCATCTCGGTCTGCTGCTCGATAGCGGAGCGATTGGACTCGCGCTGCTACCTGCTCGATTGATAGTGACATAATTTCCTATCCGTAAGTTTGCTGCCATTGCTCGGCAATAGCTTCGTCAAGATTGATAGACATTCTGCGTTGTGTTTGTGCTCTGGTAGCCCAGCGATTCTGGACCCAGCGTTGACCTTGGGTTCCTTGTTGCATCATCTCGCGTAGGCGGATGACGGCAAACCAGAGAGCCATCACGCAGTCTGTTGCGTTTCTGGTATCTGGCTTCCAGGTAATCAGCTGTTGCACCAGCGCCTTGAGGCCCTCAGAGCCTTCGTTGCTGGGTAGTTCTATGATGTTGTTATCTTGAAATCTTCCATCTCGAATGGAACCGAATAGACCCGCCATAGAAGCGACACCAAAACCAGTATCCCACTTATTCTTGCCAGTGAAGTGAGAGTTGAGCTGGCAGCCGTACATCGAGAGCCAGTTCCGCAAGTTGTCGTCCAGGGCGTAAGCCTTCTGGTGTGCGTTGATTTCAATGCGAAGCTCCTGTGGACGGTACTTCTGTACCCAATCCTCAATCAGCGCCTGAATCTTCATAGGCGTCGGGTCCGTCATATTGATGGCGTCAAGTATGTAAATCATACTGTCGGTCTTGTTGTATGTGGCAATCACCGCTGCGGTGTTACCTGTCATAGCAGGGTCAAGCCCTATAACGGTATAGCCCTCGAGGTGTTGCGGATGGCCTGGAGCACCAGGCTTGAGGGGGCCACGTTTACGCATTCCGTTGACGCATCCTGCGACAGCTGCTGGTGGGAAGATGGCATCTTCAACAACATCTTCTTGTTGGTAAACCATTGCCCAGACGGACGGCGCCACTTCGCTTCGACGCGTAAAAAGAGCTCCACCATCCCACTTTGGGTAAAATCCATTTTCATCAGGTTCGTCGTTCTCACCTTCGGGCCTGTCTGTCTTAGGCCAGAGCGTTTTCCAGTTAGCGGGCTTCTCATCGAACTCGAGCACCGCTGGCATCGCCATATAGGTGAAGGGGCTTTTGCCACCTGTCCAGTTAGAGCCGTCCCGTATCTGTTTGTATAAATCTACGGGAGCGACACGGGTTCCTACGATAAGTAGTTTTCCGTGTCGTCCCAGACGTGTGATAACTTCCTTTTGAAGCCATTCGATTTGCTTCTCCCACTCGTGGGCATTTGAGTTCATCACAACATCGTCTAGGATAATCAGGTCGGCACGAGCACCGTAAATCTGGGAACCGAATCCCAAGGCCTGAACCGTGGGGTCTTTTTCCCCTGAGTCTCGACCTGTACCTAGGTAAATCATATCAGCCGACCACGTCGGCGAATCAGCTTTGTAGCCACCAT